AACTTCGGTCGCTATGAGGTGCCCATCATCAAGCCGGCCGAGCTCGTGTCCCGGGCGCTCGAGCAGATGCGCGACAACATGGGCAACGCCGGCGACGCATTCGTGAAGTACATCGTGGCCAACCAGGATCGCGTGCGAGCTGTGTTCCGCAAGTTCGAGTCGGGTCTGTCGGCCATGCTGCCGGAGTCGGAGTACCGGTTCTACCGCAACCACGCTGCTGCCACGCTGACCGCGGCCAAGCTGCTCAACGAGCTGGACATTGTCGAGTTCGACCTGCACGAGCTGGAGAACTTCACCCACCGGATGCTGCGCGATCAGATCGACCTGGTGAAGGCTGGCAACACCACGAACCCGGGGGACGCCGTGAGCCGCATGGCGCGCGACCTGTCCAACCGAATCATCGTGACCACGACCTACCGTGACACCCGCACTGACTCCCGCGGCCCGGAGGACAGCCTCTCTCGCATCACTGGCACACCCTGCGGCCGGCGTGTGCTGGGGCTGAACAACCCGAACTCGAGCGAGAAGGTGGACCCCAAGGTGATCGGCAAGCTCTTCCTGGCCAAGAAAGAGTTCAACGACTGGTGCGCTAAGAACCGCATCGAGCCCAAAGAGGTCATCGAGTACTGCCGCCTGGCAGGCTGGCTGGTGCCTTGGTCGGAGCGATTCAACCTCGGCCGCGGCACGGCGTTCACTACCGGCTCGTGCTCGGTCTATGCGTTCGACTTCAACGCCATGGAAGGCGCTGTGGAGAAGACCTCCGGCCCGGTACTTGTTGACGCAGGCGTCGCTGCTGTATCATCAAGTGGCTAGCATCTGCCATGTGTTAGCAGTTTCTCCTGTAACGAGGTTTACCCCCGGCTTCGGCCGGGGGGTTTTTCCGATGAAGCTGATACTAGACACACGTGGCCTAGCCGAAGCGCTCAGCCTGTCGGTCAACACCGTCAAGCAGTATGCGTCTCACTCTCCAGAGAAGCTGCCCCCACGGATTGACCTTCCGTATCGCAAGCTGGCGTGGGCAGTGGAGGACGTGCACCATCAGCAGTTCCAGGCGCGCAGCGATTTATTGATCCGACTGTCCGGGTCCTTGGCCGTCTTGCTGGAGGTGTTCTTCGCTTTCATGCCTTCCATCCTCGCACAGAACGATTCGCGGCGTTTCGCGTCCTTCTCGTTTTTCGGATGCGGGGCCGGCGGCTTGAGATTCATCCCCTGAGCCTTGGCCGAAGCTCGGCCCTTTGCGTTCAGACCGCCCTTGGGGTCCTTGCCTTCCTTGCGTTGCCATGCGGGTGACTTGGCCATGATCGGGTCCTTTACTGGCTGAGAGATTCGACGAAGCGGCGGTTGTTCTTGTTGAACTCCACGCCGCCGGCGGTGTTGCGCTCGCGCTTGACCTGCTCCATCGGGGCACGGAACAGGGTGGACAGGGGCTGACGGGTGTAGCCGTTGCGGCTGCGGGCATCCTGCAGCTGCATCCATTCCTCGCGGGCATCCTGCATCGCCCCGCTGTCGCCCTTCTTGAACGCCCGGGTGTAGTCCAACTTGATCTGGGAAGCGCGGTCTTCGTAGAACTTGTCGGTCTCGGCGACCACGGTCTGAACGCGCTGGCGGTCGGTGATGGTGTTCGTGGGCAGGCCCACGGCTTGGAAGGCTGCGTCCACCATGCTGATGCCATCGGGCCCGAGGACCGAGTCGCCGTTACGCATCGTGACACCCTCAGTGGCGAAGCGGCCGGCCTTCATGACGTTGGACACGCCATTGGGCAGCAGCATCTCCAGGCCCTTGTAGTAGTCGCCCTTACGGGCCATACCCAGGCCATCGGCCATCTTCAGGCTCAGCGCAGCGGCCGGGCCCAGCAGGCTCACGTACACCTTGGTCAGGGCATCGCGGTCGGCCAGACTGACGTCAGTGAAGGGCAGCAGGGAAGCCACGTTCTCCATGGCCAGCTTCTTGCCCAGCGACTCGAGGCCTACGGAAGCGGGTACGCCACGCAGCACCAGGTCAGCCACAACCTCGTTGCCGATCAGCTCGCGCAGCTTCTGCTCCAGATCCTTGGGCTCGTCGTCATCGCCGAAGACATTGACCAGGATATTGCCCAGCTGAGACACGAACGGCACGCCCAGCGCACCGCCGAGCACCGCCATATGGCCAGTGATGTACTTGAGCGAGGCGCGGGCCACGGCCTTTTCTTCCGCGCTGGCACCCTTGAATGCCGTGTGGATCAGCTTGCCCAGCATGGACAGCTGGATGATCTGGAAGCGTTTGAACTGGCCCACCACGCGGCCGACGTCCGAAGACAGAGCACGCGGAGTGTTGAACCCGTCGTAGGAGCCATGGGTGTTGGACACCACATCGGCGGCGTACTGAGTGGCAGCAGCAGTCTTGTCCGAGCCGTACTTCTGGAGGTAGGCGCGGTATGCAGCGATCGCGGCGGTGGCGCGGTTGATCGTCTCGATGCGGGTGTTCACACCCTGCAGCTTGCGCATCACCTTGGACATCGGCCCCTGGTCGCTCGAGCGGGCCTTGGCGTCGGAGTCGATACCGATGTCGATCTTGCCCATCCCTACCAGGGTCTGGAGCATGGCCCGCACATCTGCCGGAGCCTTGTCGAAGTCCACATGCTCGTTGACACCCATACCCTTCACGAGCCCCCGGATGTCGCCGTAGGCCTGCTGGATTGCACGCACCGAGCGGAAGTAACCCATGCGGCCGGCCATGAACGGCAGTGAGAGCACCGCGGTCTGCAGCAGCTGCTGGAGGTAAAACGCAGGGCTGGTGGACAGGTAGTAGACCGTGGACAGCTGGGTCAGGTTCTGCGCCAGCGTGCCGGGCAGCCTGTACTCCATGGACTGAGCCTGGCGCTTGAGCAGTTCGTTGAGCACCGGGGTGGACTCCCGCGGGTTGTCCTTGCGCTCGTCGATCATGCGGTCCATGGCGTCGGTGACTTCGTCGCCGTGCTGGAGAGCAGCCAGGAAGTGAGCATCGGCCCGGCCACGTGTGGCCAGGTTGCGCATCATGTCCATGTCCGCGCCAGCGATGTTCTTGCGGGCCAGGCTGGAAGTGTGGGCGCTCGACTCGGCCACCGAGGCCAGGTACATGTCGGCCAGCAGCTTGCGCATGCCTTCGAGGACGGTGCCGCCCACCAGCTCGTTCTTGGCCTTGCGGGTGATCATGTTCTCCATGCGCTTGAACGCGAGGAAGAGATCGCCGCCACCGATGTACGCACTGCTGTCCAGCTTCTCGGACGCGTAGGTCTGGCCGAACTTGCCGGAGCCTTTCCAGTCAGCAGCCATGCGATCGGCCTCGGCCTGGGTCTCAGCAAACGAGACCATGTAGTGGTCCGGGTTCGACTCGTTCTCTTTGAGCCACTTGGTCGCGTCCAGGTCGCCGTTGGCAGAGAGCTTCTCGGCCTCCATGAACTCATTGGACTTGGCCACAGCCACGAAGTTGCCGTAGCGGCCCAGGTAGGCGTAGGGCTTGTTGTCCTTGATCTTGAGGATGCGGGCAAACTTCTCGTCGAAAGCCTTGCGCTCCAGAGCGATCTCGGCCAGCTCCTTCTTGTCACCCTGGGCATCAGCGACGCGAGCGGCGAACACCTTGTCGGCAGCAGCCTTGACAGCGTCCTGCTTGGCCACGAGGGCGTTGTGCCCGTGCTCGAACACGTCGCGGATCAGCTGCTGAGCAGACGCCGGCATTGCGTTGAACCGCTGCACCATGGCGTTATCCAGCGTGACATTCTGGTTGTAGCTGGGTACGAAGCCCCACTTGCCCTCGAACGTCATGTCGTGGATCAGGCGGTTGGCCGAGTTCTCGCCAGTGCCCTGCACGTGCTTGGGCAGCTTGTCGTACTGCTGGAGGATCTTCTCGACCTGCAGCTCGAACTTGAGGCGGGTGGCCTGCTGGTCGTACTGGGCCTTGAGGTAGTCGGCCGCAGACTTCATTGTCTTCTGGGCCAGCTTGACCACATCCTCGGTGATGGCCAGCGCAAGGCCGGCCTTCTTCACACCGGACCAGGTGTTGGTGGTGACGGCGCGGGTTGGAGCTTGCAGCTGAGCTGGCAGGCGCTCGATGGAACTCTCAACGCCGAACTTCATGCGCTGGCGGTCTGCGGCGGTCTCCGCGCCCACACGGAAGATGTCCTTGTCATCAAAGACGATGAGATTACGTGTCTTGGGGAGCTGCGTCAGGGAGATGTTCTTTTCATTGGCATTGAGCCATGCAAGCTGTTTGGCTTGATATACATCTCGCTGCACCTCAGCCTTGGCGTCGGCGAGCTCCTGAGCTTTGTCCACCTTGACGTTGTAGCGGGCTGCGGACTGCATCGCCGTGGCAAAGTACATCTGTTCGTACTCGGCGACCTTGGCCTCGAGCGCCTTTTTGGTTTCATCCAGCCCGTTGCGCAGCACATCCTTGAGCACCAGGAACGCCATGGCCTTGGAGTCATTACCACTGTTGCGAGCCTTGCGGGCTGCATCACGCAGGTCATCCCGGTTATATGAGCGCCCGTTGTAGCTGATCGCGTCAGTGGCAGTACCGCGGCTCTTGGCGTCAAAGAATTTGATACCTTGGATACCCAGCACCCGTAGGAAATGACTAGCCGCTTCGTGGAACTTGCCTTGCTGCACGGCGCGGTCAAACTGCGCATCCTGCCCCGGCTTCAGGGAGAGGGCGTCATCCATGATGAGATTGCTCAGCAGCCCGAGGTCATTCTCCCCCGTGCCAAAGATGTCACGGCCGGTCAGCTCTGGGATGTCGCGGTTGGTGCGGTCAACGATTTCGTCCGACACAGGCTCAAGGACCTCATACAGCACATCTTGGATGGCCGGACTTTGTTTGCTAAGCGGTTTGTCATAGTCAAACACCAACTCATCATCAATAGCGGCGTCCACCCGCATAAGGGACCCCTCGGGGGCAACCACCGTCGGGCGCTCCGACTTAAACTTCGTGCGGGTATCGCCAGCTTCGTACCAGTCCAAGGCTTTCGCGTATCGACTAGCATCAGGCCCAGTGCCAGAAGCCTTTTTGCTGATCTCTTCGTAGGCGGTGTATTCAGGTGAAGTGGAACCGGCAGTATCCGCCAGCTCGATTGCGTTCATCCACAAAAGCAGGCTGCGGCCATCATCAGTCGTCTGCGAGAGAGTGGCGCGATGCTCATCGAAGGACTTACCGTCAAACTCCCAGGTGCGTGGTACGAACTGGCTCTTGCGGCTGACATCAGCTTCCCAGTACCCTTTGGCGATCCCGGTGCGTTGAGCTAGGTACGTGCCCCAGCCATAGGCAGTTGCCCCCTCACCAGAGCCGATGTACTTGTTGCGGAAGTTGCGGAACTCGGCAGCAGTACCGTGCCACGTACCAGCGATCTCAAGGCGGGCAGCGCCGAAGGCCAGATTGACCACGTCCTGCGCATTCATAGACTCGGGCTTGAAGCCCAGCTTGCGAACGGCAATCTTGAACGCAGCCCAGAGAGTGCGGAACCACTCGCGCAGCGCAGACGAACCCTTAACGTCGGCGGTCGGATCGATCCCGGCTTGTACAGCCTCTTCGATGAAGTAGGCCAGCATCTCAGCACGCTGGTCTTCCTTGGCCGTGCCGGCGTTCATCACACGCTCAGCAGCCATGACAGCCAGGTCCGACTCAACCGAGCCATCACCCTTCTTGGCCCAATTTACGATCTGCTGGGTCAGCTTGTCGTACAGCGCTTTCGGCAGCAGGTTTTCCAGACCAAGGTGAGCACCGACCTCGTGCATGAACTTGGCGCGACCACGGCCTTTCTCGACTCGATTGGCGATCAGATACGCACGACCATCAACGGCAACACCGAACGCGCCGGCATCAGAGAGCGCTTTTGCGACAGCGCGGATGTCTGCATCCGGGTTCTTGAGCAGATCTTCAACTGAGTCGACCACCATGAGCTTGCGCCCGGGGATGTCCGCACGGACAAACTTGCTGATCTCGGAGAGCAGCTCATTGGCGGTGTATGGATTCTTGACCGCGGCGCGATCAGTCCCTTTCCCGAACTTCATCCCACCCTTGGCCAGCTTGATCAGCTCGTTCTGGACATCGTCTGCAGTCCAGTTTTCTTCACCAAACTCGATGAAGGTTTCGCGCTGCTCGTCGGTCAGGTCGGCGAACTTGGGCGCGTTGGGGTACTGGCTGGCTACTTTGTCCCACGCTTCTTGGGCACGCTCGGCTTCGGTTTGACCTTGGGCGGGAGCTTGCCCTTTGGCGTCTCCTTCTCCCACCGCTTGGCCATCTCGGGCTCGTTCGCGTACATCCACTTTCTCTGCGCTTGGCTCTTGAACGGCATCGTCCGTCTCCTTGTCTGCCTGCACACCCTTGTTGCCGGCGGTAGCTTTCACCTGCTGGCGAGCACGCTTGTCGGCCTCAGCGGCCAGTACCGCAACTGCAGCCAGCTCATCGCGCAGCTGGTCGGCGCGTTCCTCGTTGCCGGAGTTCTCGGCCTGCTCTAGCTGATCCATCAACTGGAGGTAGCGGTTGTTCAAGGCCTCGGCCTTGTTGCCTTCCTCGTTGAGATCGGAGACGTTGGTGCGGTCGATCTTGCCAGTGCCCTTGCCCTCGCTGTCGGTACGCTCCTTGAGCTCCTGGATGGCCAGACCGTTGTTGATCAGGTCGTTTTCTTCGGCCACGCCGGCGGCAGCTGCATCGTCTTGCGCAGCAAGGTCGCTTAGCGCGGTGCGCAGCTCAGCCAGGTCCACGCCCATCATTTCGGACTGGATCTTCAGCGCTTGTTGGAACTTGTCGAAGTTCTCCGCGATGAACTCGGGCAGGCCCGTGGCTTCATCCACACGCAGCAGCTTCTGGTACTGCTTGATCGTGTTCTTGGAAAGGCCCAAGCGCTTACCCAGCTCTTCGTAGGTCACGTCGTTTTGCTTGCGCACAAACGTGGCCAGGAACTCGACTTTCTTCTCCGAGCGGAAGACCATCTTGAGCACGTTGCGCAGCAGCGTGCCGACGCTGTCGGTTACGTCTTCTTCGGCTTGCTCAGCACTTGCTCCGCCTTGAAGAACATCCGCACGATTTCCAGCATCCCCTGATTGAGGGGCGTTTGGTTCATTTGCGGCAGCTTCAACGGCTTGGCTCGTGCCGACTGCTTGGGCAGGGGCAGCTTGTTGTCCATTTTGGACCTCCGTGATTACTTGCGGTGCTTGGGCGACGACACTGCCATCGCCAGATACGGGTACTCCACCGGTGCCAGGCCGTACTCCTTCTCCTGGTAGCTGTCCAGTTTGGAGGCCAAGCGATCCTTCAGGGACACTTCCTGCATTGACGGGTTGAACTCCGCTGGGTTGTACATCCCCAGCGTTTCCTTGAGCCGGGCTTCCTGCTGAGCCTTGCTCTCGAACTGTTCCCACCCCGGCAGGGTTTTGCATTTGCAGTTTTCCATCTTTCGCTCCTTTCGCGGTTGTCGCGTTTTGCACGGCCAAGAAGCCAGACGTGTCTTCCCCGGTCAGGGCGACGTGCATGGCGTTGATCTGCTCGAGCTGCTGGCCTTTGGCGTTCTCGGACAGGGTGTTGAGGATCTGGCCAGCCTCTTCGGCGGATTGCACGTGGCCAATCTGAAACTTGATGAGCACTTTGCCTACGGCCTCGAGCGCCTTGGCGACGGACTTGGCCGGGTCGGCAGCGTTAAACGCGAACTTGACCAGCTGGTTACCGGTCTCTGCGTTGGCGAACGTCACGGCACGAGCCAGCTCTTGCTGGATCGGGGGCATCTTCTGAGTGGCGGCGACCATCGCGTCGGCCACTTGATTCACAGCCGGGCCGAACAGCTTCTGCCCGAAGAACTGACCCTTGGTCGGGTCCTCGGGGTTGGCAATGCCGAACTGCTCGTAGACCTGCTCACGTGCTGCCTGCTGTTGCAGGGCTTGGTCGGCTACAGCCTGGTCGTTCTGCGCGGCTTGAGTAGCCTGGGCAATATCAGACGTACCGCCAGCCACCACAGGAGCAGCAGGAGTAGGAGCCACGGTAGCCGGAGCAGCAGTCTGAGTGACCGCAGGAGCAGGCGTAGTGCCAGTGTCGGTGTCCTGGAATACTTGCTGAATGTCATTCGTGGGCTGGGAACGACGCCAGCCACCCAGGGCGGATGCAGTACCTCCGCCGAGCACAGCCCCGCCAATGAACGACTCCTTGAAGCGCTCCTGCGCTGCATCGCTCAGGAAAGACTCAGTGGGGTCCACGGCCATGCGGCCGAGCTGGTTCATGCCCTCTTGGAACGTCTCGGAGGCACCCTCTTTCAGGCCAGTTGTCACCCCAGTCGCGCCGGCGCGCAGAGCTGCACCAGCCAAGCCGCCAGGTTTGTCCAGCAGGTTGATCGTGTTGCGGAACAGGGAGGCCCGAGCAGCAGCGCCCTCGAGGCCGACAGCGTTGGCCGCGGCGTAGGGAACAGCGAGTCCGAAGGCACTCAACGGGTCAGTCTGGCCGGCCTGCTCGCGCTGATTGGACAGGATATCGCCCACCGAGGACGGGTAGGAGGCAGCGGTTGCCCCTGCCGTGGAACCGATGTTCAGGGCACGCTTGGCTTTGGCAGCCACTGCCGCATCACCGGCCAGTGTTGCAGCTTCGATGGCAGCACGGGTTCCGCCCATGGCGGTGCGGGCAGCAAGGCCACCCAGAGCAGCTTCGGTCAGGTACGGCGCGGATTGAATGCCTAGACCCACGGCGTAGTCACCGAAGTCCGACAGGTTATTAACGTCCTTCCAGGCGTCGACCGCACCCAGCTGCTGGGCGCGCAGGGAGTCGGTGTCTGCACGCAGCTCGTTTGCGCGGCGCTGCTTACCCAGCCATTCACTGGCCGTATCGAGACCAACAGCTTTGGTAACTTCCTCACCGACACCGTAGAGGCCGGCCTGGTAGCGGTCAATCGAGCTGCTCAGGCGCTTGGAGTTCTTGCCGCCCTCTTCAAGGCCGAACCCGAGTTTGTAAGCAACTGCCGCAGGGTCTGCTTCGATTGACTTGGCGTAGGACGAGATCAGGTCTTCGTCGCTGACGTCATTCCAGTCCGGGCCAACCTGTTTACGCAGGTCGCCAATTGAACGAATGGGCATGTCTTACGCCTTTCAGAAACCCAGTGCCTGACGCTGCGCGAGGATGCCAGGAACCACTTCGAGCTCACGCTCCAGCTCAGCTGCTTGGGCTTCGAGTTTAGCGCGGGTATCGGGGTTCGTGACGTTAGGAAGTGCAGTACGCAGACTCTTCAACTGCGCTTCCATTGCGGGAGCAGCCTTGGCCACCTCGTCCGAGAGCAGACGGAAGTTGTACTTGTCCGTGCGCTGCGAATCCAGTTGGGCGGCTTCGGCCAAGCGCTGTGTAAGGGGGAGAGCCTGCGCGGGCGCGGCGGCAGCGCCGGGCTTTTGCATAGCCTTCGGGTTCACGTCGGGCAGACCGCCGCCGGCTGCGCCGGGCATACCACCACGGCCAAGGGACTGGCGCGCGATCTGCAGCTGTTCCTCGAGTGGCAGGTCGCCCAGTCGAACCGGCTTCTTGGTGTTAGGGTCAACCCGAACGACTGCGCCGGCTTGGTCCTTGAGGAAGCTGTTCACATCGGCCGGAGTCATCTCCGGTTTCGCCTCGGGGTCACGCATGATGACCTGCGCGGCGCGTTTGTCCGCATCGGCGCGCGACAGGTTGGGATCCGCCTTCATCATGATCGTGGCGTAGGCGTCGATCTTCTCGTTGAGGATCTGCCCCTGCGTCTGCTTATTGGCCGCAGCACCGCCGCGGTCGTAATAGCCAGCCGCGGCCAAGTCCTTGATACCGGCGGTGCGGCGGTACTCGACCATGCTGTCGGTGTCGCGGTCCTTGCGGTCGGCTTCGCGGCGGTTCTGGAAGTACGTCAGCATCTCCTGCGGAGACTTAAACAGACCTTCACTCACCAGACGTGTCTCGAGGTTCTTGCCAAACTCCATCTGGGCAGCGCCCTGCAGCGCCTGAACGGCCTGATCGAGGCTGGAGATGGTCTGGGGCTTTTGCCCCTTGGTCTTGACCACGATGTTGTTGCCCACGAGCTGGACGTCAGCGCCCAGTGCCTGCTTGAGCTCAGGACCGAACTTCTCGACGAGGCCCTTCATACCGCCGGTCTGCGCGGTGGTCTCGATGTCGGTCAGGCGGGTGGCGGACTGCTTGTGGATCTCGCCCATCACCTTGTCGAACCTGTCGTCGAACGAGGCCTGGCGCTCCAGCCCCTTAACCTCGAGCCCGCCCTTCTTCAGTGCGAGCGCACCGGCTTCTGCTTGTTGGCCCTTGGTGGGGTCGATGGCGTATAGCCGATCGGCGTAGTCCTTGGCGGCCTGCTCACGGGTGTACTTGGGCAGTTCAGGAACTGCAGCACCTTGAGCCTTGGCATTCGCCCGCAGGGTGTCGGCCAGCTGAGCACGGTCAGCGGCGTCAAAGGCGGCATCGCCAGAATTGACCTGCAGCCCCTGGGCTTGTTGGGCACCGATACCGGCGTCGTTTTGCAGGTTGCCGGACAGGGCATCTTTGCCCACGCGGCCGTAGGTCTGATCAGCAGCATCTTTCAGAGCCTGACGCTCTTCCTGCTTCTGGTTGAACTCCGTCTCCTGCATTTTGAGCGCTCGCTCCTGGCGTTCGCTCTCTTTGCGCTTGCGCTCGATGTCCTCGAGTGTGGAGTACGTGTCGATGCCCCCTTTGGCGAGGCCTGCTGCAAAAAGTCCCAAGCTCATAATCAGACCCCCTTCGTTTTGGCGTACAGGGCGATACCCGAGCCAATCGCGCTACCCAAACCGCCCCACATCGCGCCTTCTTTGGCCTGCTGTGCGTTGTAAGCATTGATGTCGGCGTTGTATTTGCCTACGCCCAGGTTGCCCACCTGGCCCCAGCCTGTCATGGCCTGGCCTGCTGCGGAACCCAACGAACTGCCTGACTGAGCAAAGTTGCTGAACGCCCCCTGACCCATGTTGAACGCGGTGTTGCCGAAGCCCATGCCGGAGTTCAGCGCGTTGAGCCCGTAGTTGGCACCGGTGGCCTGTGCGCCGAAGCCTGCGGCAGACGAGGCGTTGCCCACCTGCATGGAGTTCAGCCCCAATCCAGTGGCTGTAGCCGCCTGGGCCGGCAGGCCGGCGTACATGTTGTAGACCGCGGCTTGCTTCTGCAGACCGATGTCCTTGGCCGCTTGGCGGGTCTGGTTCATCGCGGCGGCAGTGGCCGCAGCCTGCATCACGGAGTTGGCGTTCAGCTGGCCCTGGGCCACACCCGAGGTCGGGTCGATGCCGTAGGCCTGGCGGCGCATGGCGTCCGCTTGGCGCTGGTTCTCGAACTGGGTCTGCAGGTCGCCGGCCGCTTGCTGGGCCAGCATCTCGCGGTAGTCGCCCTCGTTGTACTGGTCGGCGTCGCGCTTCAGGGCCTCCATGGCGGGGATAGCACCCTGCTCGTACCGAGCCCGGTCCTGCTGCGCATACTTGCGCTGCTCTTCGGTCAGTTCCTTGGAGTAGGCGTACTGCTGATCCATCCGGTCCTGCTCGCGGCCGGCCAGCTCCTGCATGCGCTTGGACTCGGTTTCGGCCATGCCGGCGTAGCGGTCAGCGCGGGCCTTCTCAGCATCGGCACGAGTGTTCTGCGCCTCGGCCTGACGAAGCAGCTCGGGGTAGATGTCAGACTTGAAGGTCGCCCACTGTTCCTGGGCCAATGCGGACAGCTCGCGCTGCGCAATACCAATGTTGGGGTCAGCCGCGGGGGCGCTACCGCCACCTTTGCCGCCTTCAAGCGTCATTGAGCCCTTCCACCCGCGAGGTTGGAAGGCGTGTTCAGGGAGCAGGTCCCATTCAGCTGTGTGCCACCGTGCCATACTTAACTCCTAACCAACGGCATTCTTCCTTGAGCATGCCGTACAGGATCATGTCCGTGCCGTCAGTACAGGCCCGCCGAAGCAGGCCCTCTTTCTTGAACCCGAGGTGCTCGTCGAAACGTTGCGCCTCGAGGTTGTCGACTCTCACAAGGCCAGTGACTCTGTGGCAGCTAAGTTGGATGAAGGGGTAGGCGAAGCATCGCCAGAGGTATTCACGCGTCATCCACCTTTTGCCAGGAACCGCTGCAACGTGCATCGAGATCGAAGGACCCGAGTACATGTTGAAGACGACCCCAGAAATCAGCTCGCCGTTTTCTTCGAGTCCGATGCCAACAGCACCTTCCCCGAAGTTGGTTTCATCAACGCGGTCTCCAACCCATTTACAAATGCGCTGGTCCTGGCCGTAGATGACGGTTTTCATGGGCCTATATCTTAACCAGATTGGTTGATTCTGGAAATAAGCTCATTGACTTTAGAGATCACGTCTGATAACGACGCCGTACTGGCTAACGGGGTGACCCCCGACATACCAGGGCGAGCCCCGGTAATGATCTCAACGTTCTGTTTGATGGGTTCAATAACCCTCGCCAAATCCTGCGACAGCGAGGACGTACCGGGAATTGCGGGCTTTTTCATACAGCACGCAGCTCCCCGATCGAGGTTGCCATACGGAAGGTCCGCAGCGGGCAGTTACCGGTCAGGGTGACCTCATAGACGTAGTACCGCTGGCCGGCGGGCATACGCATGGGTTCTTGGTTGGTCACGCCCACGGAAATAACGGGAGTGTCGTCACCGTTGATCAGCACCTGGATGTTGCGCACCTCGGCCTGCACCGGCTGCGGGATCAGCGCACTGCCGTTGAGCATCATGCCGTTGACCTGAGAGGCGTTCACCGTGCTCTGCAGCGGAGCGCCGCTGGCCCAGATGGCCTGGTTCTGCGCGATGATCTGAGCGAGCACCTGGTTGTAGGCGTCGACGTCGTCCATGTAGTCCCAGTTGGCCTGGACTTTCATGGCGGCAAAGTTTGTGGGCTCCGGCAAGATGAACGCTTTGGACGTCCACTCGTAGAACAGGTTGTTCACTGGGTCGGCGTCGAGCTGGTAGATCAGGCCGTCCGTGGCGGACACGACAAACACGCTGGCCGTGGTGTTCTCGACGTAGATCGCCTGCGCATCCGTATCAAGCTGAACCATTGGGGGGTTGTCCCCGCGCTGGAACACGAGACAGGACTTGGTCGCTCCGACCTCATAGAAGACCAGGTACATGTTCTGGTAAATGGCCCCGACCATGGTTGACGGGGCGTACTGCGCCCACTCATCGCGGGTCAGCAGCGGGCGCGTCATGACTTCTTGCGCCCCAGGGGCGATCGATACCACACCGTTGGGGCTGGCGTAGAGCACACCATACTGGTCGCCAACGATGGACTTCTTGGACACGCAAGGTTCCGGCAGCGGGAGCTTCTCCTGCGACATAGCCCCTGGGGCAGTGCCCACGATCAGGTACGGGTTCGCCGTGGTGCAGACCACTAGGGTTTGCCCGAATACGCCAAGGCCGACGATCGGAGCGCCCACGGTCAGCATGTAGCTCGAGGGCCACGCGTGCGGCAGGTAAGGCTCAGAGAACCAGACCTGGTTGCCGACGAAGCCAGCGAGCACGCCGTTGGGCAACGCCACGAGCCCTTTGAGATCGGCCGGGGGCGGTGTGTAGTAGAGGCTGGTTAGGGTAACCCCTACCAGGTTAGCGGTCGCTGTGTTGTCCACAAACGAGCCACTTGCCACGCCGGTCGCCGGGTTCACGGAGACTTCACCGACGTAGGTGTACACACCGGCAACGGTGCGATAGATCCGCACGGCCGTGATGTTGTACCCCGCGGAGCTCGTAGGGGCAGTGGCGAATCCGCTGACCGTGACCGACGTCGTGGTTGACGCCAGGCTAATCGTCGCCGACGCGCTGGGGGCAGACTCTTCGAGCACAGAGCCAAAGGTGCTCACGTACGTATACACGTAGACGCGAGTCTCGGCGGTACCGGTGGTGGCAGACAGGGTCGGCGCAGCGGTCGGAGCCGGCACGCCCATCTGCAGATATGCGTTGGGGAACGGCTTGGCTCCTGAGCCAGTCGTCGTGGCCAGGTTCCAGTTCGTCTTCTTGGGTGCTCCGTCGCCGGTGTAATACACCCGGACTTCGCTGGTGTCAGCGATCGGGCCAGGCACCACGTTGACGTCAGTCTCCCACTCCAACCAGACAGCGCCGCCTGTGGCGGTGTTCTGCAGCCGGTAGATGGTGCGCACGTCGTTGTTGGCCGGCGTGTAGTTGTAGAGCGGCTTGCGCCAGGGGCGCAGTTCGCCTGATTGGAGCTTCAGATTCCGAGCCACCTGCGCCTGATTGGACGCGAGGTTGCTCGGGCCCGTCCGGGGCGAGATGCCGGAAAAACCTTCGAGTGCGATGTACGTCATGCCCGCCCCCTGCGAGGATTAGGTCGGATCGACCAGACGGGGGTCGACGGCGGGAGCTGCCTCGGCGTCGGCTGCCTTCTTGGAAGCACGCTTGACCGTAGGCTTCTGTCCGGCTTCGATGTCGGCGATCATGGCCTTACCGTCGTCGTTCAGGTTGAACACGCCGTCGTCGGTGACTTCACCCACTTTGCGGCGGTCAGCCAGCTGACCAACGATGATGTTGCCGCACACCAGCTCCGCACCGGTGGCTTCCATGAATTGTTCGTAACTTACGGCCATGAAGGCTCCTGTTAGTTGATGGTCCGTGGATTGTATGGCCTTACCGGGCCAAACACACGTTTTTGACGTACCCCTGCAACCCTACGATGACCGTTTCCAGTCGGTCAGCTTCTGCCGCCATAGAAACAAGAGCTGACGCACACTGTCCGAGTAGCTCTTGCTCGAGTCCGGTGCGATCATCAGCTCCGGGGCCGGCGGCGGGATCTGCGGAGGGCTGACTACGGTTGGCGAGTGCGTTGCGCAGCCGACCAAGCTCAGACTGAGCACCAGCGGCAGCAGCCGCAGCTTTACGCTTTTCCTGAACATACGCTTCCTCTGCTTTTTGCTTCTCAGCGACCAACTTCAGCTCTTTTTCACGGGCCTGCTTTTCAGCTTCGATGACCCGCTGGTCCCAGACAGCCTGAACCGCCTGCTTGCCCATGGTGTACGTCTTCCAGTGTGTGCCCGCCAGGAACACAGCAACGACCAATAGAAACGCTACTCGCCAATACATTGCCTGTACTCCCGTTCACGCCGGGCCGTGAGCCCCTTGTTCGGCTGTCCCTGAAACCGGTTCCACCGAAGAATCTCCTTACACGCCCCGGAGTAGTCCTGGGCATTGAGCTTCTTGACCAGCGTTGCCCCGCAGAAGTTGGTGGGCCCGATGTTGTACGCCAGCTGGATGTAGGCGTCGTACTCGTACTGAAACAGTGGAACCGTCACGCACTGCTTCACAGCACCCTCAAACTTCACAACATCTCGCAGCTTGCGCTCGAGCGCTTGCGGCGGAGTGATCCGATCACCAGGCTTTACGCCGTCGGTCGTACCGAATCCGATCGTCCACTTGTCCCCGGGAAGGGGCTGAACCGCGGTATCCGTGTAGCCCTCAGACAGGGCCAGCCCGATCAGCGCCGTAGCACTGAGTGAAAGGCCGGCGACCTGGATTCGGTTCATTCGTACAGGCCCATGCGGCGGTCATGCTCTTCCTGCCGGCGCTTGTCTTCCTTGTGGCGGTAGTACCAGTTCACCAAGAAGCCGCCGACACCGATCAAGATACCGAACAGGATGCCCGCCTGGGATGACATCAGCCACCCAAGAATGCTCGCGCCCGCGCCCGTGTAGGTAGCTTTGCTACCAATCGCGGCCATTGTGGCGTCAACAGTATGGGTAGTTGCGTCAGGCATTTACTACTCCAATCTCATTACAAAGGCTTTGCGAGCCCAGCGTCCAAGGGGTTGTCGACTCCAGCCGGGATCATGCTGGGGTCCAGAATGTCTTCTTCGCGCTCGCCGGAGCGCAAGGCATGCAAGCACGAAGCCACTGTGCCGTCCTCGAGGGCGGTGAGGTAGTGGCGCTTGCCGGCGGTGATGTAGATCAGGTGGGGAGCCTGAAACACGGTCTTCCGACCCTCCACATCGACCTCGACACTGCCCTTGGAGAGTAGTGTAATGTGGTCAAAGTTGTGGACGTGGCCCTCGTTGCGATCGCCGGCCTTTGCAAAGTGCATCATGCGAACCCACAGGTTCGATACGCACGCCATTTTCGTTTCCGGGTAGCTCATGGTTGAGACACTCCAATCTCTGTCGGGTCAGATTGCAGCAGCCCAAATTTCACCAGCGCTTTCGCAACGCGGCGCTCGAACTGGAGCTGCTCCCACATTTGCGCGTTTGCCAGAGCCTGTGGGTCTGCCGGCGCTGGTGCTTCTTGGGGCGCTACCAAGGCTGCAATCTCGCCAAAGTTGCTCGCCGCCTTTACCGACTCTTCTCGCTCAATTAGCCACGTCGGTGCGCGGAGATTGATTTCGGCGGTGAGCGCATCGCCAGTCACAAAAGCGCCGTCAACTACCGGCACGTCGATTGCGTAGGTCGCAACATCTCTGCCAGCGTGCGTGTACGTAACCTCGATCTGCCCCGTCTCAGAAATTGCGCGTGTAATTCGATAGTCCATCATGAGATACCCCCAAGTCGTGTGCCAGTTGCAAGCCAGGTAATGTTGGCGTTGCCGTTTACAGCCGCCCCCGCAGCGCCGCCGCCGTAAGGGCCGGCGACCCCCGTAGCGGAACCAATATAGTTACCACCGACGGAACCGGCAGACCCCCAGCCACCGCCAGAGCCGCCGTACCCGCCGCGGATCGTCCAGTTCCAGTTACCGCCACCGCTTCCTCCACCGCCAGCGGCAGAGACAGTTCCGGCTCCGCCGGCTGTGCCGGCGGACGCATTAGCATCTATCGACGAGGGAGATGCGTTTGCGCCTGCCGGCCCCCCAGATGAATTTGCAGCGGCGCTGCTCCGCCCGCCGCCTCCGCCACCAGCGTTTGCATACACGGTGTATTTGCCAGCGGCGTACACAACCGACTGACCGCCGCCTCCGCCACCGCCGCCTCC